GTTACAAAAACATGTTTAAGATTAGGTAGTAGAATTATAGGTAAGTGTATGATGGGTTCAACATCAAACGCTTTAGATAAAGGAGGCGATAACTTTAAAAAATTATACAATGCATCAGATGTCACTAGAAGAAATAGAAACGGTCAAACAAAATCTGGTTTATACTCTTTGTTTATCCCAATGGAATGGAACTACGAAGGATTTATTGATGAGCACGGAATTCCAGTTTTCACTACTCCTGATATCGACGTGTTCGCCCCAGACGGTGAATTAATAGATGTAGGTGTAATAGATAACTGGCAAAACGAGGTAGATGGTTTAAAAGATGATCAAGATGCTTTAAATGAATTCTACCGCCAGTTTCCAAGAACTACAGAGCACGCGTTTAGAGATGAGACTAAGAATAGTATATTTAACTTAGTTAAATTATACGAACAAATAGATTACAACGAGGAAATGTCTAGAACACTAGGTATAACTAAAGGTAATTTTCAATGGGTTAACGGTGTAAAAGATTCACAAGTAATATTCTATCCAGATCCAAAGGGTAGGTTTAAAGTAAGCTGGACGCCCCCGTCACAAATACAGAACAGAGTAATACTTAAAAATGGTATTAAATATCCTGGCAACGAACATATGGGTGCTTTTGGTTGTGATAGCTACGATATATCAGGTACGGTAGATGGAGTTGGATCAAAAGGAGCTTTACACGGTTTAACTAGGTTTAGTATGGAAGATGCTCCAGCGAACAGTTTCTTTTTAGAATACTTATCAAGACCACCAACAGCCGAGATGTTCTTTGAGGACGTTCTAATGGCTTTAGTATTTTACGGGATGCCTATACTCGCAGAGAACAATAAACCTCGTCTCTTGTACTACCTGAGACGTAGAGGATATAGAGGGTTTAGTATGAATAGACCTGATAAGATATGGAACAAATTATCTGTTGCAGAAAAAGAAGTAGGTGGTATACCTAACTCTAGCGAAGATATAAAACAAGCACACGCCGCTGCGATTGAGATGTATATACAAGATCATGTAGGTGTGAAGCAAGACGGAACGTTTGGAGATTTATACTTTAATGATCTTTTAAACGACTGGAGTAGGTTTGATATAAACAAAAGAACAAAGTTTGATGCATCTATAAGTTCTGGTTTGGCTATAATGGCAAACAACAGACATTTATACGCGCCAAATGCAAAGGTTGAAAAACAACCGTTAAATATAAACATTTCCAAGTATAGTAATACTGGAACAAATTCACAAATAATCAAATAATAAATATGGCAGAGTCTGGCATTAGAAGTTATTTCCCGAGTCAAACAGTTAGCGATGCTGAAAAGCTAAGCTATGACTATGGTTTGAAGGTAGGTAAAGCAATAGAACAAGAGTGGTTTAATAGCGATAGAGGTTCTAATAGATATAAAGGTAATCAAAATAATTTTCATAACTTAAGGCTATACGCGAGGGGTGAACAATCAATACAAAAATATAAGGATGAGTTGTCTATAAACGGTGATTTGTCTTATTTAAATTTAGACTGGAAACCCGTGCCTATTATATCTAAGTTTGTAGATATAGTTGTTAATGGCATTGCTGAAAGGACTTATGATATAAAAGCATACTCTCAAGACTCGTATGGTATGAAGGAAAGAACAGACTATATGGAGGCTGTAATGAGTGATATGGAGTTTCGAGAGTTTGATCAGTTTGCAGCAGAAAACTTTGGCGTAGATACTAAAAAAAGTAAAGAGAAATCACTACCAGACACAACAGAAGAGCTTCAGTTGCATATGCAGTTAACATACAAGCAATCTGTTGAAATAGCTGAGGAGCAAGCTTTGAAAGTTTTGATGGAAGGTAGTAATTACGAATTAATAAAAAAAAGGTTTTATTATGATCTTACTGTTTTAGGTATAGGTTCTGTAAAAACTTCATTTAACACCTCTGAGGGTGTTGTTGTGGACTATGTTGATCCAGCTAACTTAGTTTACTCTTATACTGAGTCTCCGTATTTTGATGATATATATTATGTTGGTGAGGCTAAAACTATACCTGTTAATGAGTTAGCAAAGCAATTTCCACATTTAACAGAAAGTGATCTAGAGGATATAATGAAAAACAAATCTAATAATAGATCTAATTTCAACTCAAGACACAGCGAAGATAAAGAAGATAACAATACCGTTCAAGTTTTATATTTTAATTATAAAACTTACATGAACGAGGTTTACAAAGTCAAAGAAACAGCGACTGGTGCTGATAAAATAATACCTAAAGATGATTCATTTAACCCACCACAAGAAAAAGAAGGTGGTTATGCTAGAATGCTAAGGTCTATTGAGTGTCTTTACGATGGTGCGATGATATTAGGCACTAGTAAGATGCTTAGGTGGGAAATAGCTAAAAACATGATGCGACCTAAAAGTGATTACACTAAGGTTAAGATGAACTACTCTATAGTTGCACCTAGAATGTATAATGGTAAGATAGACTCTCTAGTTAAACGTATAACTGGTTTTGCAGATATGATTCAGTTAACACATTTAAAACTACAACAGGTTATGGCTAGAATGGTACCGGATGGTGTTTATTTAGATGCTGACGGTTTAGCTGAGGTAGATTTAGGTAACGGTACAAACTACAACCCACAAGAAGCTTTAAACATGTTCTTTCAAACTGGATCCGTTATAGGAAGAAGCTTCACGTCAGAAGGTGACATGAATCCAGGTAAAGTGCCTATTCAAGAAATTACATCAGGTAGTGGTGGAAACAAAATGCAGGCTCTTATTGGTAATTACAATTACTATTTGCAAATGATAAGAGACACGACAGGTTTGAATGAAGCTAGAGACGGAAGTATGCCAGATAAAAATGCTTTAGTAGGTGTTCAAAAATTAGCAGCAGCAAACTCAAACACCGCGACTAGACACATATTACAAGCAGGATTATTTTTAACAGCTGAAACCGCAGAGTGTTTATCTCTTAGAATATCTGATATTATAGAGTACTCTCCAACTAAAGACGCTTTCATACAAGCTATAGGAGTGCACAATATGGCCACGCTAGAAGAGATATCTAAGTTGCACTTGTATGATTTTGGTATTTTTATATCTTTACAGCCGGATGAAGAGGAGAAAGCTATTTTGGAAAATAATATACAAATGGCTTTACAGCAAAACAGTATAGACCTAGAAGATGCTATTGACCTTAGGGAAATACAGAATATAAAGCTAGCAAATCAACTACTTAAAATACGTAGAAAAAAGAAAGAAGAGAAAGATAGGCAGTTGCAAATGGAGAATATTCAAGCCCAAACTCAATCAAATGCCCAAGCGGCACAAGCATCCGCTCAAGCTGAAATACAAAAAGAACAAGTTTTAAATCAAGGAAAAGCACAGTTCGAACAAATGAAAGCTCAGATTGAAGCTCAAAAAATGCAACAAGAAGTGATGCACAAAAAAGAGTTAATGGCTTTAGAGTTTCAATATAATATGCAACTTAAAGGAGTTGAGGTTGATGGCATGAAAAACAGGGAAAAAGAAAAAGAAGATCGTAAAGACGAAAGAACAAAAATACAAGCATCTCAACAAAGCGAGATGATTGACCAAAGAAATAGTGGAAAACCACCTAAAAACTTTGAGTCCGCAGGTAATGATATACTAGGTGGAGGATTTGATTTAGGTTCGTTTGACCCTAGTTAGAATTTATTAATTATTATTATATTATATTATGGAAGAAGAAAAAGAAAACGTAGTCGAAGAGACTACACCAAAAAATAATCAAGGTGATCCAGGTGACGAGAACGTGGTGAAAGTTGATAACAGTAAATTTGAATCTGCTGGAGACGACAGCGTAATGAAGGTAGATTTAAGTAAACCCCCAACACCAAAAGAAGATGAAGTTAAAGAAGATAACGCTGACGACAGCGGAGTGGTTGCAGAGTCTGAAAATGCCGAGCCCACACAAGAACAAGAAGAAGTACAACCGGAAGCTGAAACACAAGAAACTCCAGTGTTAGAAGAAATTACTGAAGAAGAAGTTGAAGAGGTTGAAGAACAGGTTGAAGAAGCTATAGCAGAAGCTGAAGCTACTGGAAAACCATTACCAGAGAATATTCAAAAGTTAATGGACTTTATGGAGGAAACTGGTGGGGATTTAAACGACTACGTTCAGTTAAATAAAGATTACAGTAAGTTAGATAATGAAGATTTGTTATATGAATACTACAAACAAACAAAACCTCATCTAAATAACGAAGAAATAAATTTCATGATGGACGATCAATTTGCTTACGATGAAGACGAAGATGATGAAAGAGAAGTACGAAGAAAAAAATTAGCGTTAAAAGAGCAAGTTGCGAACGCTAAAAGCCACTTGGACGGGCAAAAGTCCAAATACTATGACGAGATCAAAGCTGGGAGCAAGCTCACTAACGAGCAGCAAAAAGCAGTTGATTTCTTTAATAGATATAACAAGGAGTCAGAAGCAACTCAAAAAACAGTTAAAAAGAACTCTGATATTTTTACGCAAAAAACAGATAATGTTTTTAACGACAAGTTCAAAGGTTTTGAATATAACGTCGGTGATAAAAAATACAGGTTTAATGTAAACAATGCTGAAGAGGTTAAGAACACTCAGAGCGATATAAATAATTTTACTAAAAAGTTTTTAGATAAAAATAATACATTATCAGATGCTAAGGGTTATCATAAATCTCTATATACAGCGATGAATGCGGATGCTGTTGCGAAACACTTTTACGAACAAGGAAAAGCTGACGCTATGAAAAATAGTGTTGCTAAAGCCAAAAACGTCGATATGAACCCAAGACAAAGTCATGGAAAAATTGAAGCGGGTGGTATGAAGTTTAAAGTGCTAGGTGATAATTCTTCTGATTTTAAGTTTAAAATTAAAAACAAAAATAAATAACAATTTAAAACAAATTTAAAATGGCAATTACAAGTGCAAGTGGACCAGATGCGGCTCCACGTAAACAAACGCTATCCTCAAACTACATAGACTTTACGTCTGCTGCTACAGAGGGATGGGCGCAACAATACTTACCAGATCTTATGGAAAAAGAAGCTGAGATATACGGTAAAAGAACAATCGCAGGATTTTTAGCTCAAGTAGGAGCTGAAGAAGCTTCTGCGTCAGACAGAGTTATTTGGTCTGAACAAGGTAGATTACATTTAGCTTATACATGTAAGTATAAAGACTCTAACAACGTTTACACTATAGAGAACGATGTTGATGGAAATGATATCGCAGCTGGTGAACACGGTATTAGAGTTGGTGATATGGTAGTTATGTCTAACGCTTCGGCTACAGCTAAAGGTTATGTATCAGTTGTTTCTGATAATGATGTTACGGTTTTAGCTTACGCTGATGATCATATGACTTCTGCTGATGCTTTGAATTCTACAACTGTAGCTTCAGAGGACACTAGAATCTTAGTTATTGGTTCTGAGTTTGAAAAAGGAACTGATGGTAGATCTGCTGCTAATACTCCAAAATTCAAATCTTTATCTAACAAGCATATCATCATGAAAGATTACTACGAAGTATCTGGATCTGATGTGTCTCAAATTGGTTGGGTTGAAGTTGCTGGTGAAGCTGGACAAAACGGCTACATGTGGTATTTAAAAGCTGAAGGTGATACTAGATCTAGATTTACTGATTACTTAGAGATGACTATGTTAGAAGCTGAGACTGCTCATGCTGATGCTGGTGCAATTGGTGGTACTGATGGTGGTGCTCTTCAAGATGGTACGCAAGGTTTATTCCAAGCTATTACATCTAGAGGTCATCAAACTACTGGTGTTACTGGTGTTAATGCTGCTACTGATTTGGCTGAGTTTGATGCTATCTTAGCTGCATTCGATCAAAATGGTGCTATTGAAGAAAACATGATGTTTGTAAACAGAGCTACTTCGTTAGCAATGGATGACATGTTAGCTTCTATGAATTCTTACGGGGCTGGTGGTACTTCTTATGGAGTATTTGACAACTCAGAAGATATGGCGTTAAACTTAGGTTTCTCTGGTTTCAGAAGAGGTTCTTATGACTTCTATAAGTCTGATTTCAAATACTTAAACGACAAGGGAACAAGAGGTGGTTTAAATGACACTGTTAATGCAATTAGAGGTGTTGTTATCCCAGCTGGTGTATCTTCAGTTTATGATGAGCAATTAGGTGCAAACTTAAAACGTCCTTTCTTACACGTGAGATATAGAACTTCACAAACTGATGACAGAAAGTTGAAAACTTGGGTTACTGGTTCTGTTGGAGCTCAAACTTCTGGTAAGGATACAATGGAGATCCACTACTTAACTGAAAGATGTTTAATTACACAAGGTGCTAACAATTTCATGTTAATGAACTAAGCATTTATATTAAAGAGACTGGGATTAATTTCCCAGTCCCTTTTATTTTTATTAATTTATATTATATTATATTATGGCAAAGAAAAAAGAAACAAAAACAGAAAACGTTACCCACGTTGAAGAAACAGAGGTAAACGTTACACCGGTTGTGGAAAAACCATTACCAAAAGAAATAAAATCAACAGGACCAGAAGACGGTTGGGTTATTAAGGATAGAATGTATTATTTAATGGGTAATAAATCTCCATTAAGCTATTTAGTTAGAGGTAGTGCAATATACTATTGGGATGAAAACCTTGGTTATGAAAGAGAGTTAAAGTATACTTCAAATCAAAAAACTGTTTTTGTTGATGAAATGAAAGGAGAGCAAAGGTTAGAGCATATTATATTTAAAAACGGGTCTCTGTTTGTTCCAAAAAATAAAACAATATTACAAAAGCTTTTATCCTTATACCACCCTCATAGAAACAAATTGTTCTTAGAGCACAAACCAGCTAAAATAGCAGAAAACCAAATTGACTTTTTAGAAATGGAAATTGAAGCTTTAAACGCTGCTTTAAACCTAGACGTAGATATGGCAGAAGCAGTTATGCGTGTTGAAAAAGGTTCTGAGGTATCTAAGATGAGTTCTAAGGAACTTAAAAGAGATTTACTATTATACGCCAAGAGAAACCCAGGTTTATTCTTAGAACTAGTGAATGATGAAAATGTAATGCTTAGAAACTTTGGTATTAAAGCAACGGAAATGGGTATAATTAAACTATCTTCTGATCAAAGAACTTTTACGTGGGCTTCTACCGATAGAAAACTAATGAATGTTCCTTATGAAGAACACCCTTACTCAGCTTTAGCAGCTTGGTTTAAAACCGATGAAGGTATGGAGATATACCAAAATATTGAAAAAAGATTAAAATAATCTAACTGTAGATGCAGTCGCTCTACGGGGCGATTGCAAACTACAAATTAAAAAAAAATTATGGTAAGTATAAACGACGTGTATCAAAAAGTTTTAGCCCTTGCTAATAAAGAGCAGAGAGGATATATAACTCCACAAGAGTTTAACTTATTTGCTGATCACGCGCAAAAAGAAATATTTGAACAATACTTTTATGACTTAAATCAATCAATGAGACTGCCTGGCAACAACGCTGGGCATTCTGATATTGTAACCAATCTAGAAGAGAAAATTAGTTTGTTCGAAAGATACGACAGGTCGGTTCAAGTAACAGGTGACTTTGGTGATCTTAAAATGTCTGGAGTAACCGACATGTATAGGTTACAAATGATTAGAGTTGATTACAGTGCCTTAGAAGGGTTTAAAGTCGCTGAAGAAATTCAGTTAAACGAGCTAAACAAGTATGGAAGCTCCCCTTTAGGTAATTGGTCTAAAAAAAGACCGGTGTACACTAGATATTCAACTAGTCCGGGTGCGCAAACTATAAAAGTGTATCCTTACCCATCACCAAGCACAGATCAAGCGTATATTAGTTATATAAGAAAGCCATCAAAACCTACTTGGGGTTACGAAATGGTTAGCGAAAAAGCTTTATACGACTCTGACAACTCTAACGATTTTGATTTGCATGACTCTGAAGAATCAGAGTTAGTATACAGAATATTAGCTTTAGCAGGTTTAGCTATTCAAAAACCAGAACTAACACAAACAGCAGCTGCTTTAGAAGGAGCTAAAGTTCAACAAGAAAAACAATAAATAAATGGGATTATTAGACGGTAAGACACAGTTAAATTATTATCAAGGAAACGATCTTGGTAATTATCAGTTTACATCACTAGACGATATAATAAGTCAATTTCAAATTGCATACGTTGGTGAAGGAAAAATAATACCTAAAATAAAAAGAGCAGATATTGCGTTTCACGCACAAAGAGCTTTACAAGAATTATCTTTTGATACATTAAAATCTGTAAAAGCACAAGAAATAGTTTTACCACCATCTTTAAGCATGATTCTTCCTCATGATTATGTTAACTATACAAAAGTATCTTGGGTTGATTCAGCTGGTATAAAACATCCTTTATACAAAACAAACTCTACATCAAATCCTTTCTCAATTAAACAAGCAGAAAATAAAGAATACGACTTTACCTCAGAGGCGACAAACTTTTTAACTAATTACGATTTTACTTCTACATCTGGTGTTGGAGAAGGTCAATCCGGAGATGCTAGTTGGAAAACAACTGCTATTGGCGATAATCAACTCCCAACAGACTCTATGTCTGTTTCTAACAGTAATTTAACTTTCAAGCATGGTTCTAGAAATAGATTGACTGTTATAACTTCTAATATATACTGTGCTTGGCAAAAAATAAATTTAATAGGTGTTGATTCAATTTCTTTTAGCGCAACAGCTGCTGTAGCAGCGGAATCCCCTGGTGTTAAAGGTAAAGGGAAAGTAAGGATAGGTATAACTTCTTTAACGCCAACATCTAGTGGTGGTAACATAACAAGTAGCTCTTTTGTTTTTACTAGAGCAAATCCTGGTTACCCGTTTGGAACCCCACCTGGAAATCCACTAGTAAGCCCTGATATTTTCACGTACTTAACAACTGCTAGTCAACCTGCTTTTATTGATTTTGACCAAACTTCGCTAACTACAAAAACTCTTGATTTAGATCTTTCTAGCGTTGAAGCTGATGCAAATGGTGATAAGTTTGCTTATGTTATTATAACTAGTACAGTTGATAATTTTCAAGTAGTAACAAGTGATGAAGCGGATTTAAGTACTAATTTAATAGGTGACGTAACTATAATTGGAGATTCTTTATTACCAAATTTATCACAAAACCTAGAGTCAACAGCTTGGGCTAACTACAAATCTACAACACCTTCAGAAAACAATAATGATGACTATGAAGACGATACTTATTGGCCAATGCATGGTAATAGATATGGGTTAGATCCTCAACACGCTCAAGCTAATGGATCTTTTTATATAGACAATAGATTAGGAAAGATTAACTTTAGCTCTAATATTTCAGGAAAAACTGTGATCTTAGATTACATAAGTGATAGTCTTGGTACAGATGCTGAAATGCAGGTTCATAAGTTTGCTGAAGAAGCTATGTATAAGTGTAT